GCTGCTGACCAGCGTGTCGACCAGCGCGTCCACGCTGCCGCCGGTCAGCCGCTGGCCGATGATAAGCGCTTTGTACGGCTGCCCCGGCAATCCGCGCACGGCCCGGCTGTTGTCGAACTCCGCATAGACGCCCGGCGTCATGAGCGAGAGGGGGATCTCGTTGAAGCTGATGGGCATCGCTTAATCCTCCTGTTTGCTGGTGGCGCCGCGGCTCTTGCCGGCGCTGCCAACGCTGCCGGCGGCCGCCGGCTTCGGCGCCGGGCCGAGTACCACGTCGCCGTGATTGATACGCCGGCGCCAGAACGTGTTGAGGGCCACCGATTCGCCCTCGGCGGGCAGGATGCTGCCGTCCGGCTTGCGGACGCGCAGTCCGGGCGCCGGTTGAAGATGCTGTTTCACTGGATTTCCTCCTATTGAGGCAATGAGAGAGTGTCGCTCGCTTCGGCCTGGCCGTCCGGCGCCGGGCCCATATCCCAGGTCACGCCCGCCGTCGCGAAGGCCTCGACGGCGGTGTTCGTGTGCTCGGTGAAGTAGACGACGCCGAAGGTGAGCACCGCCATGGCCTTGCGCGTCTCCGCCGAATCTAGCTCCAGCTCCGTGGACTCCAGCACACACTCGCTGCACGTGCCGCCGAGCGTGTGATCGGCCATCAACAGGTCCTCGACCGCGGCGGTGATCGTGTCCGCATCGTCTTCGCAGGAGGCCCCCTGCGTCACGACCTCGACCTCGAGGGTCAGCTGGCGCTTGAGCGCCAACGGCGCATCCGCGTGCTTGGCGAGCACCGCGTCGGCCGTCACCCGCGCGGTGACGTGGCTGGTCGTCGCCTCGGGCAGCGGATGGGCCCGCCGGCCCTCGGTCTGCGCCGCGCCGGCGCTGCCCAGCGTCTGGACCACATACTCCCGGATGGCGGTACGCGGATGACTCATCGCACGAAGCCCGCCCGGCGCAGGTAATGCTCGACCTCATGCGGAAAATTTTTGTCCCAGGTTTCCCGGGAAACCTCCCACAGGGCGCGGTCGATCGCGGCTTTGATCATCACGTGCGGGATCGAGACCGCGCGCAGGCGCTCGAGCGGAAAGCGCGCCTTGCCCTGGCGCTTGTAGACATCGGGCGACCCCTTGACGCGGACATCCGCGATGAAGGCGCCCGGGATCAGTTTGCGCTTGCCCTGCGAGCGGTAGGTCACGCCCTTTTTCGTCTGGCGCGCGCTCAATTTCGAGATCGGCACCCGCTTACCGCGGCTCTTGACCGAGATCCGCAGATTGCGCCAGGTCGCCTTCTGGATCCGCAGGTACTTCCGGACCTCCATTTGCTTAATCCCGATGTCCTTGGCGATCCGCTTGACCGCCACGGCTTGCGCCTTGCGCGCCACCTTGTTCAGGGTCGAGGCCGTGGCCTTGGGCATGACCGCGCGTTCCAGGCCCGTCAGCATCGACGTGACTTGGCTGACATCCAGTTGCACGTTCAGCATCAGGTCACCTCGAGCACCAGCACGGCCAGGCCGCCGTCGTCCCGATGCGGATCCTCCTGGATGGTGTAAGTCTTGCCGTGCACCGTGAGCGCATCGCCGCGCGTCACGCCCAGCAGGTCGGCGAGCGAGGCCTGTAGACTGGCCGTCGTCACGTAGCCCTGGACCTCGTCTTGCACCAGGTACTCGCGCTTGTAGATGACCGACAAACCGACCGGCGCGCCGCCGCCGGCGGGCGTATAGGTCGCCGTCTCGCCGAAGGTGGCGACGCAAACTGCATCCATCCGATCGAAGTCGACCATAATGATTCGGCCGGGGCCTGATAGCCCCGGCCGCCCGCTTAGGACTTGGTTAACTTGATGATGGAGCGCGGGCGCGTCGGGATGCTGAGCACGTTGCTCTGCGCCTCGAGCATGACGCCCTTGTCGAAGTCCATCAACTGGGCCTTGGCGTAATACGGCAGGCCGATGGTGTTGACCGTCTCGATGTAGTTGGCCGGCCCGTAGCGCGTGATGTAGGCATCCGGATCGTCGAGCACCGGCACCAGATAGGCCTCATCGGTGTTGATGAACTCCTGTTGGCCGACCTTGCCGTACAGCTTCATGAAGTCGACGTCGAAGGCCGTGAACGGCCGGCGGGCCTGCGAGCCCATGAGCAGGGCGCCGTCCTGCCAGCGCTGGAAAGCGTTTTCCAGTTTCGGGTGAGTGACGAACGTGTCATACCAGTTGCGACCGGCATAGCAACGCCAGCCGACGATGCTGGTCGAGTCGCCGATAGCGTTTTCGGCCAGCTCCTTCGCCTGCTCCATGATCAGCTTGATCTTGGTGGTGTCGGTGCTGAGCTTGAAATCCTTGGTCTGCTGCGTGACACCAAACTCGGTGAAGACGTTCATCAGAACCTTGGCGCCATCCGCGTCCATGATCTGACCCTGCAAGGCCTTGATGCGATGGTAGCGAATGGTCGCCTGCAGACGCTGGCGCATTTTCGCCAGGACGGAATTGCGCTTGCTCTCGATGGTCTGCAATCCCATCTCGGTGCCGAACTCGCGCACGCCCTGAACTTCGGAGGCGAAGACGGCGCCGGTCGTCGGCAGGTGAATCAGATCGAACCCCTTCACCTGGCGGCGGTCGATGCTGGTCGGGTCGCCCGGCGAGCCGTAATCGCGCGCCGGCACCAGGGACAGCGTGTTGCTTTCCATCTCGATATACATGCGATTGACGGCGACGCCCTCTTCCTGGAAGAGGTCATCGACGATATTCGGCACGGCCTGGCCTTCGACCGGCGCATTGATGGCGGCGGTCAGCTGGGTCAGCTCAAACGCGTCGCTCTGGAAAAAATCGGGAGTGGGCATGTCTGCAAATCTCCTACGAGTTAAATGAAAAGGCCCGCACGCGGCGGGCCTGTCTTATACGGATACCGATGACTGTTGGTTAGCGGACCGCGATGAGCAGCTTCTCCAGGTCCTCGATGGCCGCGGCCTGCTCGGCCGCCGTGCGGCTGGCATTCCAGGCCAGCAGGGTGCTGGCCACCTCCGAGTCGCGCACGACCGCGGTGCCGTCGGCCGAGGCGGCCGAGGCATCGACCGCGTCGTACATGATCCCGGCGGCGCGATGCCGACCGTCGTAGACCGTCGGGTCGTACTCGGCCACCTGGCCGTAGGTCGCCGGGCGCGAGACGATGACGTGGAAATAGTCGCCGACGGCGAAATCGGTCGAGCCGTCCGTAACGGTCAGGTCGAGCTGGTCGCTCACGTAATCCGTCGACGCGCCGGAGCCGGCGCCCATGACCAGGTCCGGCAGCGCGCCGCCGTCCGGCGCCGTCACCGAGAAGGTGCCGCCGTTGGTGACCGCCGCGGTGCACTCCAGGCGATAGGTGCCGTTCTGGGCGTTCGGACCGAGCGCCAGCGCGGACAGCGTGCCGTCACCGGTGCCGACTACGGTGGGCGTGGCGCCGGCCGTGACCGCGATGGTGAACACGTCATCGACCGCGAAGTCGGTCGAGCCGTCGGTGACGGTGAAACTGATCTGGTCGCTCTCGTAGTCGGTCGCGGTGCCGGCGCCGGCGGTGAGCACCAGGTCGGGCAGCGCGTTGCCGTCCGGGTCGACCACCGAGAATGTGCCGCCGTTGGCCGCGATCGCGGTGCAGGTCACGACGTAGTCGCCAGTTTTGACGCGCGGGCCGCCCTTGACCTTGGTCATGGTGCCGTTGCCGGTGCCGACGACGGCTGGATTGTTGGCGGCCGCCAGTTCGCGCAGAATCTTGCCGACCACGCTGCCGGCCTTGAGAGTCTGGCCCGACAGCACGGCCACCTTATCGAAGGCCTCGCCGTCGGCATTGAGAATGAACTCACCCGCGTGGGTGGCTTCGGTCTGAGTGGGCATGATCACTGTCCTCTTTGCAGTAGGGTGGAAGCGTTGCGCTGGCGGTAGATGTCCGACGACGCGACCCGGGACTTACCGCCGCGTTCGTTGCCCGGGATATAGTGCTCGATTTCCTGCTCCTTCGCGGCTTGCAGGTCGACGATGGCGGTGCGCAGCATCTCGATGGGCGAGTCGATATGCGCCAAATACCGGCCCGGGTCTTCCTCGGCCGCGGCGCACAGATCGCGGACCTGGCCAACGAAGGCCAGGCGCTCGGCGACCGTCACCATCGGCAGTTTGTCGGACACGAAGCCGGCGGCCATCTCCGGGACCTTGGCATCGGCGCAGGCCTGGATGACCTCGGCCGCGTCGGCCGCCGGCGGGCCGGCGCGCAGCTGCTCGATGGTCGTGTCACGCTCAACCATCTGAGCGTTGAGCTGCTCGATGGTCGTGTCACGCTCGGCGAGCTGGGCACGGACCTGTTCGATTTCGCTCGGCTGGCGGTGCATGAACTGCGTGAACTGCTCGCGCGCGGCCTCGAGCACGCCGCTCAGGTCGGTCGTAGCGGCGGCCTTGATGGTCGAGTCGGAGCCGGTCGCAAAGCCCCAGGTGACGGCCTCGTCGGCCGTCATGCGGGTATCGTCGTTGAGCAGCGTCACCAGCTCATCGCGGGTCATGTCGACGCGCTGCTGGTAGACCTCCAGGATGCCGTCGCGGATGGTGTCCAGCTCATCGGCAATCTTGCGCATGTCCTCGGCGTCGCCGAAGGCTATGGTCAGCGGGTCGTGTACGAACACTGTCGTGCCCACGCCCATGATGCGTTCGTCGCCGGCCATCATGATGACGCTGGCGATGCTGGCGGCCTGGCCCTCGACGCGCACCGTGATATGGGCCGGATGCTGCATCAGGTAGTTCGTGATGGTCAGACCGTCCATCACGTCGCCGCCCGGCGAGTTGATGCGCAGCATAATTTCGTCCAGTTCGCCCAGGGCGTCGACGGCGCGCACGAAATTGCCGGCGGTCACGCCGCTGTCGTCGAACCAGCTCTCGCCGATCTGCGCGAATATGTTGATTTCCGCGACACGCGGATTGTCGCTGCTGCCGGGCTCGCCGGACACATTGTCCACGCGGAACCAATGCTGCCCCTGGGGCGCGTTAGCTGCTGGCATTTCGTTTCCTCCGGATATGACAAAGCCCGCTTACGCGGGCTGATTGTTAGGCGGGTCGGATTGGCCGGATGCCGACGCGCGCGGCGCGGACTTACCGTCGGCCGGATAGTCCGCCAGGCCAGCCTCGCGCCGTTTCTGGACCATATCGCTTTCTGTTTTGATGTTCTGCTTCACGATGTCCTCGACGTCATAGCCCGTTTTGGCGACCTCGGCCTCGGTGCTGGTGAGGTTAGCGGCGATGGCCTCCTTCTTCGCCTGCACGTCCTGCAGCGGGTTGAGATAGGGCCAGCCGTGCGGGCGCCATTCATGCGCCTGATACTCCGACCGGCGGCTCTGATAGTCGGGCGCCGCCAGTGCGCCGCTCATCACCGCCGCATCCATCCACCAGCGCCACACGCCCTGGCAGACCTGGAAAATCATCAGGTGGTCCTGGGCGGCCTCGATGTGCCGGCGGAACTCCTGCAAAATGGCGCGCATCAGCCGGTCATTGACCTTCGACCAATCCCCGCTGAGGATTTCATACGGCACGCCAATGCCGGTCGCCATGCCGAGTATCTGCTGGCGCATGAAGTCGGCGTAGCCGGCGCCGGTGTCGTCGCCGTCGAACAGCACCGGCTCCTCGCCCGGCAGACCGGACAGCATGGTCCCCGCCTCGACCGAGATGTTGGCCACGCCCTCGCTGTCGGTCGAGTATCGCTCGCCGGTCAGCGGGTCGTATTGCCAATCCTCCTCGCCAGTGTAACTTTTTTTGATGAACCCCGTGTAGGGCGCCCGGCTCTGCTTGCGCACCAGCTCGGCATCGTCATAGGAATCGAACGTATGCGCCTTGAGCAGCGCCTGCGCCGTGACCGGCTCGCCGCGCAGCTGTCCGGGGCGCAGCGGAATGTAGTGGTGAATCACGTCCGAGGCCGGCACACGAATGAGCTGCGAGAAGTCGGTCGCCCACATGCCGTCATTCGGATGCGACTTATACATCCAGTAGGCGACGCGTTGACCGCGCTTGTCCAGCTCAATGCCCTGGCGCACGCGGTTACCGTTGCGCAGCACCTCGTTCAAGGTGTGCGGCACGAAGTCAGGCTCGAGCAACTGGACCTGCAACGGCACGTGCGTGCCGAAATCGCTACGCCGGCGCCGCCGGCGCAGAAAGGCCTCTCCGGCCATGTTCCGCGTGCGGCTGGACAGGGCCTGCTGCCCATAGAAATTCAGGATCCCGTCGGCGTCCAGCTCATCGACCGACTTGGCCCAAAGTGCATTGGCTGCGGCGCGGAACGCCTCATCCTCCGCGCGACTGCGCGGGACGATGCCGACGCCGACCTCGTTCGAGACCAGCGATTCGATGCCGCGCCGAATCCAGGGATTGTTGCGATAACCCGCCTTGCTCCGGTTGCGCAGCGTGATCAGCGCCCCATAGAGCGTCATGTTCGGACCGGTGCCCGGCGCGTTCCAATTTTTCGAGCGCCGGCCGTATCCGGCTGACTCATACGGCAGGTTCGCCGGCCCGGGCGGCGGCGTCGAGCCATAGCCGCCGGCGCTCATCAGAACACCGCCGAGCCATTTCAGGATGGGCTTGCTCATCAGACGCCCTTGCCCACGGTCACGCGTACCTGGCGCGTGCGGCGATGGCCGTTCTGCTCGGCGATTTTCTGCTGCACGAAATTCCGGGCCGATTTCAGGCTCGCAACATCGCGATAGGTCACCTCGCGATCGCTGAATTTGACCGACAGCTCGCCCGAGGCGATGGCGCGGTCGAGTGCGTCCAGATCGGCGCTCGTAAATGCCATGCTTACCTCACGTCTTGAATTTGAATCGCGCCTGACGGCCGCCGTTCTCGGTGTTCGCCGCCCTGGAGTCGCTTGGCGCCTTCATCTCGCGGCGCTGCTCGGCCGTCATGACCTCGCTGTTCTCGTCCCAGGGCCTCAGCCAGGCCGGCGGCGCGCCCCAATTCACGCGCTCGAGGCGCAGATGGAACAGCAGCGCGTAGACGTAGACCAGCAGGTCGAACGCCTCATTGCGTTTCGAGACCTTGCGCCAACGGCCCTTGTCGTCGCGGCGCTCGGCCGAGAGCTCGTCGAAGAACCACTGGCCGAGCCAATCCGGCAAATGGATATAACCGGGCCCGACCGTCTCGCGCGCCAGGTCGTTGTTGACCGCGTCCTTGATCTTGTTCGGATTGACCATCAGGACGGGTACGTCGCCCCTGCTGCCAGACTTTCGATCCGAACGCCCGGAGCTGTCCGGGAACGTCTGCTTCACCTTCTGGCCGGCGTCGGTACTGCCGCCCTTGATGAGCCAGACGCGGCGATGCAGCCGCGTCTTGCGCAACCCGCGCCACCAGGTATAGGCCTGCTCGGTGACGCCGTCCTCGCCGCCGGAATCGACCGCCGTGCGATAGATGCGCAGCTCGCGGCCATCCGGCAACTGGTAGGTCGCGTTCACCACGCGCTTGGTGAGCAGCTCCCAGTCCTCGACATGCGCGTGCGGCTGAATGGGCAACTTGTTGCCGTCCCCGTCCGTGCGTTCCGAGTCCGTCAGCGCGTAGCGGTCCACGATCCACTTCTCGCCGTGACGGCCCAGCCCGATGACCTGCACCACGAACCGCGCATTCTGACCGCCCTGGACGTCGACCGCGGCCAGCAGCCCGCGCACGCCCTCCGGCACCGCGAACCGCTCGAGACTTTCGGTTCGCTGACCGTAGTCGGATTGGTTGGCGGAGGCCGCGAGCTGACGCGGCAGGTAGGCCGCGCCCTGGTCGACGTTGGTCGTGGCGCGCAGCAGCTCCTCATCGCCGGTCAAGTCGAACTGGCGCATCGCGTTGAGATAGCGCTGCGCAATCGAGGTCCAGCTCTGATAGGCCGCCGCGGCGCCGCCCATCCAAAACGAGGCGATGGTGCTCTGCCGCGGCTGGCCGGCCAGGCCGTATTCATCCCCCTCGCGTTCGATGTGGCAGCCCTCCGGTACCCAGATGGCGCTCGCCGTCATCGCGCCTTTGTGGCCCTCGTCGATGAGGCCGCCGCACGATGTGCAGACGACGTGAACGTCGCCGGCCAGCATCGTGTCCGTGATCCCGAACAGGTCGCGGTTTCGCGCGAACGCGAACCCCTCGATGCCGATGGGCTGGCGGTAGTATTCCGCGCAATGTGGACAGCGCCAATACAGCTGGCGCCGGTCGCCCAGGTTATACAACGACAAGATCCCGCGCGTCGGCGGTGCCTCGTGCGGCGCCTCCGGCCGTGGCTTCCAATTCGGGTCGTTGACCTCGAAGCCCGGCGAGGACTCGGCCAGCGTCATGCCGCGCGACAGATAGGTCTGCGTGCGCTTCTGGCCGAGGCTGAACGGCGAGCCCTCCCGGTCGATGTCCTGCGGCATGCGGTCGTAGTCCGTCAATGCCACGTATTTGAAATCGTTCGACGCCAGCTGGTTGATGGTCGGCCAGCCGATTTTCACGGCCACGCCGCTGCGGAACCATTTGTCGTAGGTGTTATCGTCCTGCTTGCTGCTCGCGAGCTCGGCGCCAATCTCCAGACTGTTGCGCAGCAGGCGATTGACGCGCAGTTTCGAATAATCGCGCGCCTTCTCCTGCGACATCTGGACGATGAGCATGTCGCCCGGATCGCACATCACGTTGTAGCCGATCCAGCCGTCGACCAGGCCGTTGGTCTTGCCCGTGCGGGCCGGCCCGACGAACACGACGGCCTCGTGATACCGGCTGGCGAGCATGTCCATCGGCTCGCACATGTACGGCGTGAGCGTCCGGTCCCAGGCCGCCACGCCGCCGCTGGGCGTGCGCACCTTCACGAAGCGCCCGACCGCCTCGCTGACCGGCATGCGCTTGGGCGGTCGCACCAGGCGCGCCAGGTCGCGCACGGCCGCCGCGCCGTTACAGTAGCTCATAGCTTTCCAGGCGCTGCGCCAGCGCCTCGCGCACGCGGTCCACCTCGCGGTCGACTGCGGCGATGGCCTCCGGCTCGAGGCGGCACTGCCGCTCGAGCGAGTCGGGCAGCGTCTCCAGCGGTTGCAGGATCAACTTGACCAGCTCGGCGACGATCCGCTCGTGCGTTTCCCGGGGAACCAATGCGCCCTGCTCGCGTTCGAGCTTCGTGCGCTCGTTCTCCGAGCGGTACCAATCCAGCCGCTCCTTCGGCGGCAGCCCGTCCGGGTTGTCGATCCCCTCGAACGAGGCCTGCTCGCCGGCGAGGATCGCCTTGGCCGCCTCGCCAATGTGGTAGACCGGATGGCCGGCCCGGCGCTTGACCGCATTGATGCCGGCCAGCTGCAACCGTTTCCCGATCGTCTCTCGGGCCGGGCCAAACGCATTGCTCAGCTGCGACAGCGAGAAATAGAAACGGTCCTGGAAATCAGTAACTTGCGAATCATCGGGATCCATTGCCACGAATCATCCCATTATGCTGCCGAGACCATAGAGCCCAGAAAAACGCGCAAAAACCGCGCCGTCACGTGCCCGTGGTATGCGCTGGCGGCCCAGGGGCCCCCGGAAACCCCGGCGAGCGCGCTCATGCCAGGTGCTGCGCGATATAGACGGCGATGCCGCCGAGCGATGCCGAGATGAGCCACTCCGGGATCTTGTCCATGAATCGACTCGCGCGTTTCGCGCTCGGCTGTGCGATTTCGACGACGCGCAATCGCGTCTCGTGATCGTCGACCTGCCGCCCGATGCGGGACTGCGCATCCTGAATGCGCTTCATGTCGCCGTCGATACGAATGAGATCCCGAAGCGCTTCGGTCAATCCGTCGATTTTCTTTTCCAGGCTGGCTCTCAGTTGGTCCAGGTCTTCACGGGTCGCCGCCTCTCCCGTCATGCCGCCACCTTGTCATCACCTCGTGCCGCGGCGTCGGCCTTGGCCGCCGCGACGTATTTCCCCATGATGGCGTCCTTGTTCTTCGAGCCCAGGCTGGAGCCCAGCCAGAAATTAAGTACCTGGCTGAAGCCGGCCGCCAGCGCACCCAGCAGCAGGTAGGCGACGTTCTGCGAGCCGGCCGGCAGCGGGACCGCCATCACGACGATGGTCGCCGCCATAAACCCAAGCACGACGAACACCGACACGATGATCGAGCCCCTGCTGCCCTGCAAGGTCTTGCGCGCATCCTGCACGTCCTGCGTGCGCAACTTCAGCTCATCGAGCTCCAGTTGCCGAGCCTTCAGGCGGAATTCGCTCAACTTATTGCTGTCTTCGAGGATGGCCTTGGCCGCGTCCTCCATGTTGCCGTCCGCCTTCGTGCCGGTCAGCTTGCGGGCCAATGACGCCAGCGCACCGCCGACGACTGGGTTGCCGCCGGACAGCACCGTGCCGGCCGCGCCTGCGAGCTGCGGCGCGACGTCTTTAACCTCGCCCAGGAGCTGGTCCCAAAAGCTCATCGTCAGCCCCCTATGATGTCGAGCAGAATGCGTCCGTCCCGATTCGCCCAGCCATGGGCATTGAGCGCCTGGTCCTCGGTGCGCTCGCGGTGCCGTGCATCCGATGCGATGACATCGCCCCGCTTCTCGATGCGCAGCGCCATGATGGCGATCGCCAGGTCCGTCGCCGACAGGCGGTTCACCGCCGCCAATGTCTTGGGCCCGCAGCTGCCGTCGACCGTCAGTGTCGCGCCGAGCTCATTGGCCGCCCGCTGCAGCCAGGGCGTCGCATCGTCGTCGCCGAACTGTACGCAGCAGTCGACCACGACGCCGCGCAGCAGGCCGTCCTGGATGTCGCGGTAGCCCGGCTCATCGATGTAGAGCGTCTGATAGAGGGTCCGCGCCTGGTCGCGCGTCAGCTGCTTCAGCTCGGCGACCGTGGCCGGCCGGCCGAGATAGCGCGACAGGGTGGCCAGGGTAATGCCGCGCTTGGTCGGGCCGCCGCGGTCGGCCGCGCGGTCTGTGAACGCGTCGCCCTCGCGGTCCAGGATGTTTTCGATGATTGCGCTGTCGGTCAATGCGGCCATGGTCGTTTCCCGGGAAAAGAAAAACCCCGGCCGGTTACCCGGTCGGGGTTTGAGTGGCTCGGCGGCGCTGGGACGCTTGCAGAGCGCCGTGCCGTCTATCGGTTCCGTCTCCATCTCGTTACATTATGCCGTCCTCGATTCGTCACGCGCACTTCGTTGAGGTTAGATGAAACCTACCGGTTTCTGGCTAGCCTTTCAAGGATTTTTTTTCAGCAGCCCGCCGGCAATGAAACATTCGCCGCGCTGACGGCGATTCTTGTACTCGGCAACGCTGCAACGGCAGGCATCGGCGGCCATCTTCTGCCCGATATCCCGCAGGTACCACTGGATCAACGCCTGGTGCAGCGCCGGCGCATAGCGCGCCAGCTGGCACATCAGCCGCTCAACCTCCTCGGTCTGGTCGATGGCGAAATCGTCCAGCGTCCGGTCGCCGAACTTCCCGCTGGCCCGCTCCTCGATGTAGGGAGCATGCGTCATCGAATTCAGCTGCACGCCCGGCAGGTTCGCCAGCCATTGTGCCCAGTCCTTGAGTCGCTCCTGCGCATATTCCAGGGCCCACTGCTCAGTCGTCGTCTCTACGGTCATCATCGTTTTCTCCGGTCGTTGGTCGGTGTTGTGGTGCTGTGAAGGGTGTGAAGGGTCTACCGTGAGACCCTTCACAGAATTTTCCGTTTAAAATCAATGTCTGTGAAGGGTGTGAAGGGTGTGAAGGGTATTTTTAATTTATTTACGCGCGTATGCGCGCGCACGCACACGCGCGCGCACGCGCGTATAAGTTTTGCCCGAGACCCTTCACACCCTTCACACATGCCATAACTCCATGATGCGGCTATTGAAATCCTGTGAAGGGTACCCTTCACAAGACCCTTCACACCCTTCACAAAACCCTGTCACGCGAGCGTTAATTCTGCCCAGTCCAGCCTTGTAGCTCCTGGCGAAAGTGCTCGAGCTGCTCGCTCAGCCAGGCCGGCTTCGATTGCCCGTCGCGCTGGCGGCAGAAGTCGTCCAGGTCGTCGTCGACCGGGACCAGGAATGTCGCCTGTCGGGTATCCGAGCTGTCGAGGTAGCGCTCGACCCGCTTCGGCAATCGTTTGCCCATCGCCGACAGGAACACCGCCTCCCTGGCCGGCGCCCGTTCGCCGCGCTCGTCACACCATTTTCGATAGGCGCGATAGGCATCCATCGATTTGCACGGCCGATACGCAATCGGCAATTCACCCTTGCGCCACTGGCGCCAGAACCGCTCATGCGAGTCCATCGAGGCCTCGATCAAATCCTCCTTGGCCTGCGTCATAGGCGGCTCGGTCCATTCATTGAACTCATCCAGCGGGAGTTGCAGCAGGTAGTCGTACAGCGCCCGCACACCGTTGGCCGCGAGCTCGTCGCCGACCGCCTTGTAAATCGCCTTGTCGAGCTTCGGCGGCGTCCACACGACCAGATAGCGCCGGTCATCCGGGTTTGGCGTGGCGGGCTGGTGGGCGTTGGCGAGGAACACGAGATTGCAGTGATTCGCCTCCATGCGGCTCGGCAGGTGCTTCTCGTTGATGGACCACTCCGGCTCCGTGATCATGTTCCGCAGCCGGCCCGACTGGTGGTACATCTCCTGGCGGCTCACCACCTCATTGCCGATGATGAACAACTTGCCGCTGGCCCAGCCGGTGAACTGACTCTCCAGCTCCTGCTGCGAGATGATGGCGCCGTACTCGCCGTAAATCTCACGCACGGCGCCCCACCAGGTGTTCTTGCCGGTGCCCTCGCCGCCGTGCATGATCACCGCCGTGCGCATCTTCGCGCCGGGATACTGCAACGGATAGGCCGTCCACTTGAGCACCCAATCGAATATATTGTCCGACTCGCCGCACAGGTAATGCAGCAACCGCAGCAGCTTCGAGCAGTCGCCTGGGCGCGGCTCGATTTCGAATCCGCGGAACAAATTTACCGTCTTCTGCGGGTCGGCGGTTCGCGTCGGGTCGAACACCACGCCATCGCGCGCGACGATGCGCCGGCGCGGATGCTCGAGCCAGGCCTCGACCGTATCGCGACTGGCCGCCGCCCGCAGTGCGGCCAGGCTCACGATGCAACGCGACCGCTCATCGAAGGCCGTCTCCGTTCCGTAGATCAGGATGTAACAGCGCAGCAGCACGTCCAGATCGAAATACAGCGGGTCCGACTCATCCCGGCGCGGCGGCGGCTGCGGGGACGCGCGAGCGGCGCCGTCCCGGACTGGTGATGGATCGCCGGACCGCGTATTTGACGCATTCTGCCGACCTTCCTGGGCGATGGCCTCCTGTAGCGTCTTGAGCTTGCAGCTCCAGGCCCTTCGCGCCTCCTCGATGAGCATGTCCTTGAACACGCCGTCGGGCACCGTCGCCAACCATGGCGCCGCCGCCCCGACCAGGCGCGCTCTGCCCTCGAGGGAATCCGGCGCGGCCGCCTCGCGCTTCGCCAAACCGCCGATCAGCTTTTCCGACAACGGCACCGCGTTCGCATCCAGCCACGCCCGAAATTCCGCCTGGCCGAGCTCGCGCACCAGATCATCGGGATCCTTGCCGTCCGGCAACGTCACGAACCGGGCCGAGCGCTGCCCGTCCTGCAACGGCAGCGCCGCCTCGAGCGCGCGCCAGGCCGCCTTCTCGCCGGCGGCGTCGCCGTCGAACATGAACAGCAGCGAATCCGTGAATCGATAGGCCGCCTGCAGCTGTGCCGGCGTCACGGCCGTGCCCAGCGTCGCCGCCGCGCTGATATCCGCCTCGGCCAGCTGAATCACGTCCAGATAGCCCTCGACGATCAACAACTCCCGGTCGCCGTCCTGGTCCGTGTGATACTCATACAGCCCATAGAGCAACCGGCCCTTTTGAAAGGCCGCCGTCTCGGGCGTATTCAAATATTTGGGCTTACCATCACCGATCAGGCGCCCGCCAAAGCCGACGACACGCCCGGCCGGATCGCGAATCGGAAACGTGACGCGATTGCGCAGCCGCTCATAGGTCGAGCCGTCATCGCGCCGGACCAACAACCCGGCCGCGACCAGGGACGCGTCATCCACGCCGCTCGCCCGTAACGCATCCGGCGAAGCCCAGCCCAGCCGGAACCGAGCCGCCACCTCGCCCGACAGCCCGCGCGTGTCGCGCAAATAGCTCTTCGCCTCGTCTGACTGACGCAGCGCCTGGCGATACAACCGGTCGGCCTCGCCCAACACATCGACGATGGCCGCGCGCTGCCGGCGCTGCGCCTTCTGCGCCTCGGTCTCCGGCGCCCGCGGAATATCCTTACCCAGCCGCCGCGCCAGGACCTCGACCGCCTCGCGGAAATCGTGGCCGCGCTCCACCAGCCAGCCGATCGCATTGCCATGCGCCCCGCAGCCGAAGCAGTGATAGAACTGCTTGCGCGGACTGACCGTAAACGACGGCGTCTTTTCCTCATGGAACGGGCAGCAGGCCTGGTACTCGCCGCCCGTCTTCTTCAGCGCCAAGCCTTCGCCGATCAACTCGACCAGGTCGGTCGCCGCCAGGATCTCGTGTATAAACTCGTCGGGTATCAACGCCACGTCACATCGCCCTTTTCATTGTTCTGACTTCCCGAGAAACACTCACGCCGACTCGTCCAGCGCGAAACGTCGGCACCGCCGGTCCTGCCCGGCCGGCCAGCGCAGCCCCTGGCGGCAGGTCCATTCGCCGTCGAACACCTCGTGCTCACGATGCCGGCAGACCGCGCAGCGCGCCTCGCGGACCTGCAGGTCCTGCACCGCCCGCTCGACCGGCGTCAGCTCGGATTCGCGCCACGCCATCGGCTAACAATCGCCGTCGGCCGCACCGTCCGTCACGAGCGGCGCCAACGGCGGCCCGGACGTGAAGGACAGGATCGCCAGCGTCAGGAACACACTCCCGACCACGCTGCCCACGAAAACGCAGAGCCAGAAGAACGGCTCGTGCAAGAGTGTCACTGGATCCATCTACATCAGCTCCCAACCGTCAGCGAAATCACTGAGCTCGGTCTCGCGGACCGCCCCGCAACGCTCGCATTCAAAAAATCGGTCCGCATTTCTTTCGGCAGCGGCGGACCATGCTGCCCTTCGCATTGATGGCCGGCGCGCCGCGCGACGTCAGCCAGCGGGTTCCGATTCAGGCATCACCAGATGATTGCAGCAGGCCGCGCACGTCCCGACTGCCGGCCAGGGCAGACTCGGACGCTCCTGCTGGCAGGCCGGGCAATAGCCAACGGCATCGCTCGCCCGCTTGAGCACGCCATCGAGCCGCCCATACTCGACCCGCAGCACCGTCGCGGACTCCACCATCTTCGCCGGCACCGCGAACGTATCGGCCCCGTCGGCCAGCTGCTGCGCCTCGGCCTCGCGGTACAGGCCCGCCTCGTTCAGATTGACCGTGTAGCCGGCGCGCTGCGGACGCCACCAGGTGTAGCAGCCGTCGGCCGGCTTGGAGCGCTTCATCGACAGGAGGTAATAGCAGCAGGCCATCACCAGGCCTCCGCGCAGGCGAGCGCATGCGGCTCGACCGTAAAGCCGACCTGCTTGAGGACCTCGAGCACGGCGACCGGCTCCAGGTTCACCAGGTGCGCGTGCATCGCGAAGGGAAATTCGGAATTGAAATAGTGCCGCGGCGAATATGGGCCGAGCGTGCCCGGCGGCTCCAGGAAATCGTCGATGGCCCGGCAGATGACATCGAGCCACATCTGCTGTTCCGGCGTGAGCTCGCGCCCGGGCGGCAGGGACGCCGTCGCCCACTTGTGCAGCAGGCACTTCACTAAACGGACCCGGCGCAGGCCTGATATTTTTGATAGGTCGGGCACCGCGCCGCTCATGATCTCGCCCCAGTCTGCCGCGTGAATCGCGTAATGATCTCGATCTCGTTTTGCAGCTCGCGATTGCGCTCTTCCGCCTCAGCCAGTCGGCGCTCGAGGTCCGACTCCATCGGTCGCAACGAATCCGGATCGAACCCCTCGTCATAGACATCCCAGAGCAGGATGTAATGCAGTCCGGTGATCTGATTGAAACGGTGATATTTGTTCGTTGGTAAATGGGCCTTGCCGGCGACGATGCGCGCCCATTGACCAGGGTCGATCTCCATCTCGCGCGCAATCTGATCGTCCGTCAGGCCCGAGGCCTGCGCCTGCAGCTTGAGCACGGCCAGACGGTTCGGCTGCTTGAGAATGACCGAGAGCGGCACCTCCTGCGGTTGGCGCGCTGGGCGCGGCCGCAGCGGCAAATCGCCCTGTCGATCCTCGACCGTCATGTCGGTTGACTCGTCTTGACGGTCGTTTTGCGGGTAAAAAATGTTCGCATGAACAGACAGTTATTTGCGTTGCCCATTGGTTCTATGCCGACCGCGCGTCCCAGGTCTTCAGCTCGCTGGGGATATCGATCCCGGCCCGAATGGCCGCCCCGACTACGCGATCGGTCGTCGCCTGCGACAACTGCTCGGGCCACTGATAGACCGCATGGCGCGTCACACCGACCGCCGTCGCCAACCGCGGCACCGAACCAAATATCTCTACTGCTTGGGTCTTGGTCATGGCGCCGATGGTAAACATGCTTACTACACAATGTCAACTTGCCTACGGCGGTAGTCAATATCCTTACCGCATGCGAAAACGCCTCGGAGAGCGCATCAAAGAGCTGCGGGAATCATTCGATTGGACGCAGGGCGAACTGGCGCGCCGCCTTCACGTGGCGCGCCCGACGGTTACGCAATGGGAAAACGGTTCGACCAAAAACGTCCGCGAGGGCAATCTGATCGCCCTGGCGCGGGTGTTCGGAATGACGGTCGATGAATTATTAACAGGCGCGCCGCCGTATCAGGTCAGCGAGCCCCAAACGCCCTATGGAGCGGGCGCGGAATCCAGGGAAGAAGAGGTCCTACTGGCGAAATATCGCCACCTCAGCCCTGCTGACCGCGCCCGCATCCAGACGATTGTTGCTACGTTTGATGCAGAAGCAGAGATAGACGATCAGGCCGAGGACGGCTGACGCGCATTCTATTTTGCAGCTTTTTTCAACTCGGCCGTCAGCAGGAATCGATGAATTTCGCTCCTGCACAGGTTCGGATCGATTCGGCATTGCATGGGCTCGATGCCGGTGCGCAGCCATTGTGCCAAGTCCGCCGCCGATATCTGATATGCCCGCCAAATGCCCGATTGATCTGAATGCACCTCTAACGGCTCACCGTCATGCGCGATCTGAATCGAGCGCTTTTCGCCGTCCGAGTGAAATAGATCGCCTCTTTGAAGCGAATAGGCGAGCGGCCGCGTCGCAGTCCAGCGATTAACAGTAATTCGAATCTTCGCTGCGTTCTTCCTTTCGAGTCCTTTCGCGATAGCCCGATCGCGCGCCGCCCTCGTCTTCTCTGGCTCGATCCGTTCACGTAGCTCGATACCGAGCGCTGGCCGTTGTGCACGATTCGGGCGATATACCCATCCGGCAAAATACTGCTCCGGATCCACCTCCTCCGTCCACGCACGCCTTGACTCAGCTCGCTTCGCGGCCTCATGCCACGTCGCCTCGCTTATAATTTGCGCGCCTCGGCCCTTTTCTCGTGCCGCCAATGCCGCTTCGATCTTGCGGCCGTAGCTGGGTCCAGCCCAGGCCTTTGTCTCCATCGTCCCGATCACGAGATAGTCCGTTTGCCTCGTCGCGGTTTTATGGAATTCTCCCCCCAGGCTGTGGATGCGCGCCGTGCATCGCGAACGGGGCCCGTATTGAAATGAGCCCGTAAGACAGAAGCTCGAGCCCGCAAACATAATCTCCGCCGGGTCGTCTGGATCGTCGAAACTGCTGCTGATAGCCAAGCCCGAAACCACGCCAGACTCCGGATCATGCCCGGCGATGGCCGCCAGTGAACGCTGCAATCGCCCAGGATCCATCGCATAGGCGTCGACCGTCCTCCTTATTACGCCGGCAATCGAACTCTGGCTCAACTCCGGCTCATCGAGGCGGTACTCCAGCTCCCCGAGCTCTGCCTCATTCACCTCCCGGTCCGATGTTATCCCCTTGAGGAACCCGATCAGCCGAAGCACCGCGGCATCCTGCGGAGTCATAGCCGCACTCGGGTCGCAGCGCTCCGTGGCGTCAACCAGGGCGTCGCGCAGGCGGATTTCCGCATCGGCATCGATTCGCCCATCGGCCAGCACATCATCGACCTCTTCGGCCAATGGCGCGTATTCAGGCCCCAAATTCCGGCGCCGCTCCCGAAGCCAGGTGGCCAGATGGACCAATTCGTCCACGCGAATCGCACTATCGGCCAAAATGCCATCGGCCAATCCGGCAAGCTCTCGCCTGGCCTTTTCCACGGCATTTCGGCCCTCGCGGGCCCGCCACTTCTCCTCGTCCCCCATGCCCCCTGGCCTCCAATGCTCACCATATAGCGGGAAACGCTAACTCAAGCCCCGGCTGACATGCTTACCGCCGAGGGTAAGCATGTTGACTCTTGCCGAATCCTCTGGTAAACATACTTACCAACAGCCCCCACCCAGTGCCAGGGATGGCTTTTTTTCACCAACGATGGGAGACGCAGAGCCATGAGCGACAACGAGACCATCACGCTGCACCTGCCCAAAAGCGTCACCAACGGCGACCTGGTCGGCCTGGCCGACAACCTCGACTGCCACCTGCGCCAGCGGCCCGACGGCAGCTACCTGGCCGTCCCGCGCAACGCCCAGGGCAACAGCCACTGCGTCAAGGTGCCGCGCTACCGCAAACAGTTCCTCCACGCCGCGCTGCCCACCGCGCCGGAGCCCGCCTGATGAGCGCTGGCGCCCAGATCGCGGGCCTCGCCCTGCTCTTCCTGCTGATCGGCTTCGTGCTGGCCTGGTCGCTGTGCCGCATCGCCGCCTGGTCGGATCGCGACATCGAGACGACCGTCACGACCACTCGCGTTGGCGATCGGGAACAGCAGATTTCCCGGGAAACATTGCGCCGCGCCGGGATGAGTCATGACGCGGGCCTGACCACGATCCAGAGCATCGCCGACCTTCGGGCAGAGAGTTTTATCGATCCACCCTTCGCGCTGCAATTCGAGTGGAAACACCTGCCGTTCGAAGATCAGCGAGCAACGTTATATCGCGACGGTCTCCCGATCGGCTCCGCGAGCCGCCTGGCGTCCGGCCTTTGGCATGTCGAGGCCCCGGAGCGACTCGCCCGTGGTACGACCACACTGAGCGGCTTCCCGACGCCCCTGGACGCCGTGCATGCCTTATGGGCTATGCGTCTCGGGTCGCCGACTCCGTTGGAGTTGGATGAGGCAGCCAGTTTTTTTGATGGGCCTTTCCGTCTGGAAATCGATACCGCGCGCGTCGACTGGCCGGATGCGCCGGCCATCCTGATGCGTGATTCGCTATGCCTGGGCAGCGTCGTGCGCAGCGAGTATAGCTTGTGGCGCGCGGGGATCATGCGGGGGCAGCCACCGCGAGAAATCTGTCTCGGCCGCTTTGACCGGCGCCTCGACGCCATGAACGCCCTGTGGGAGGCCCGCCATCACGAACCGTGCCGGCAGGGACAGTAATCGCCACCATGAGCCAAGCCGCGCAGATCTATCACGCCGCCTTTCAAAAGCCGCGCACCCCGCGCAGCGAGCCCTACAAACGCGGCGTTCGCGCCGCGTTGGAGCGCCTCATCGACGGCGGGCCGGAAATCAGCCGCGTACGGCCCGCTGAATACCAGCCCGGCACCGTCGAATTCGATGCCTGGCTGGCCGGCGTCGAGGAAGGCCACATGCGCGCGCGCCATTACCTCCAACGCCAAACGTCCACCGCCCAATAGCCGCCACAACCACAGGAGCCCAACGCCCCATGCCCAGACCACGCCCCGATTTATGGAATGCCACCGTCGCGCAGCTGCGCAGCGGCACCGCCCAGGAAGAGCTCAGCGAGAAGCTCGCCGCCGCGGTCAACGCCGCGCGCGATACCGGCAAACAAGCCGAAATCACGCTCAAGCTCCTCGTCAAGCCCATTGGCGATGGCCAGTACGAGCTGCGCTACAAGATCAACGACAAGCTGCCCGAGTTCGAGCGCGGCGCCACGCTCATGTTCGGCACGCCCGACGGCAACCTCACCCGTGACGATCCGGACCAGCACAAGCTCGACCTGCGCAGCGCGGACAAACAGCAATCGAGCGGCTCGCTCAAAACCGTGGAGGAAACCCAGTGACCGACGAAACCAACCCGAATTCATCCGACGTCGCAGCCGCCCTCGCGGCCGGCCGCCAGATGGGCGCCATCGACGTCAAGCAGGTCGGCGGCATTCCTGTCATCACGCTGCCCAAAGACATGGAGCTCCACCAGCTCCCGCATTTGCGGGAGACGCCGCGCGATCTCGACACGAAGATCGCCGTCGACAACGCCGACTCGTTCATCGCCTATTTCAACGCGTTCGGCGATCCGAACGTCAGCGTCGTCTTCTGTAATATCGAGATGGCCATGTTCCGCGGCGTCATCGACTACCACGTCAGCCAGGACAGGCCCGCCTGGTGCCGTCACCATGTCGTGTTCACCTGTCGCCAGACCAAGGAATGGAAGGCATGGGTGGAAAACGACGGCGAGAAGATGGATCAGCTGACCTTCGCCTGCTTCATCGAGCAGAACTTCGACGAGATCGTGCAGCCCGAGGCGGCGCAGATGCTCGAAATCGCGACCTCGCTCAAGGCGAAAACGACCGTCGATTTCAAGAGCGGCAAGCGCCTCAACGACGGCCAGGTGCAGTTCCAATACAACGAGGTCATCGAGGGCCGCGCCGGCCATGCCGGCGATATCACCATCCCCGAGACGCTCAAGCTCGGCATCCGCGTCTTCGAGGGAACCGAGCCGTATGAGCTGACCGCGCGTTTCCGCTATCGCCTGGACAAAGGCAACCTGGTCATGTGGTACGACCTGGTGCGCCCGCACAAAGTCCACGAGAGCGCCGTCAAAGACGTGCTCGAGCAGATCCGCGCCCAGGCGAAGCCCCGACTGTTCCTGCACGGCGATCCCTGAGCGAGGCGCCCGCCGGCATGGCCATGGCCGAACCGAACTGGACAGACGAGGAACTGGCGCTGCACGTCGCCTTCGAGCGCAGCCCACGCCTTCGCCGCCTCTACGTCACATTCGATCGCGCCATGGCCGAGCCGGCCGTCGCCCGGGCGCTGCGGGCCGCAGCGCATGCCTGGCTGAAGAGCCGTCCGCCCGAACCCGAGGATGACGACGATGATATTGATTAGTCTCCATGGCCCCGCCGGCGCCGGTAAAGACACCGCCGCCGAGTTCCTCAAAACCTGGGGCTTTCAGGCCATCGCCCTGGCCGATCCGATCCGCTGGGGCCTGTGCGCCATGCTCGGCGAGTTCGGCGTCGACGAGCAGCTGCTCGCCGACCGCGCGAGCAAAGAGCAGTCGATCCCGGGCCTGGGCAAAAGCCCGCGCCAGCTGATGCAGACCCTCGGCACCGAATGGGGCCGCCAGCAGGTCAACGGCGACCTGTGGATGGCCATCGCCGAGTCCCGCATCCTCGCCATGGAGCCGGCGCCGAACTTCCGGCTCGCCATCGCGGTCACCGACATCCGCGTCCAGAACGAGGCGCGATGGATTCGCTCGCTCGGCGGGCGCGTCTGGAACATCGATCGACCGGCCGCGGCCGGCGTCAACGCGCGTGTCAGCGAACTCGGTCTGCCTGATGACCTGGTCGACTGCACGGTGCCGAACCTCGGCACCATCGAACAATTCCACAACGAACTGCGCATCGCGATCTACCGCAACTTCGCCGACCGCGGCGCGCCGGCCTTCACCCCGCCAGAGGAGCCCATTGCATGAGTGCCACCGCCGACACCATCGAACACACCATCGAAATGCAGCCCGGCGTCGTCGCGGAACTGCCGCTCGAATGCGTCAGCCTCGACCTCGACCAGCCGCGCAAAGACATTGACGGCGGCTACATCGCCGAGCTGGCCGCCGACATCAAACTGCGCGGCGTCAAACAGCCCATCACCGTGCGCGCCCATCCCGAAGCGCCCGGCCGCTTCCTC